CGGGGCCGCGGTGAGGACCTGGGTAAACTCGACGGGGTAGCCGAGGAACGTCGGGCCAGCGATGCCGCGTGCGATCTCCGTGGCCGATGCGCCGGTCGGGTTGCTGCCCGTCTGGAACATCAGACGCTCAAACACGCTGTGGTAGACGGACTTGTTGCAGAAGAACTTGATGTTGTTCCGCTGCGCCGCCCATCCAGGCAGCTTCGCAAGCGCGGCCGCGATCTCGGCGGTCGTCACGCCGCTGGTAGCGGTCGCGCCGCCGTCGCTGATCTGGTAGGTCGAGTCCGAAAGCGTGGTCGAGAGGCCGACGATGCCGCCGTAGCCCGACGTTCCGTCGCCGTTGAAGCCCGCGTCGTCCTCCTTGAAAGCGAACGCGTAGGCGATTTCGCCGGCGATGTCGTCACCGATGTTGACGAGCGCGTCCTCAAGCAGTTCGCTCGTAACGGTCGTCAGGGCCATCAGCTTCTTCGCGACGAGGTTGACCTGGTCGATGGTCTGGGTCGACTCCGTGCCGGCCGCAGCCTCTCCGACGAAGTAGGCGGTAAGGCCCGCTGCGCGCTTCGGGATGCGGAGGGTGTCGCTGGCCATCGGCCAGACGCGGGCGTTGCGGCGCACCACGCCGTACTGCTCGCGGAGGGGCACCAGCTCGTTCTCAAACTCGTCGGGAACGAGGTAGCCGCCCTGCGAGTTCACGCCCTCGGTGTGGGCCTTGCGGATGACGAGCCCCTGCGAGGCGCAGAAGTCCGCGGACTTCTTGTGACCCATCGCGCCGAGGAACCACGCGCCCATGCGGTATGCGGTTTCCTTGGACTTGAGGTGCTTGAGGCGGCCGTACTGACGGGCGCTCTCCCAGCTCTTGGGCTCTGCGGTGACGGCGAACTTCGCGCCGCTCGGGTTCGCGCTGGCGAGAGCCGAGCGCACGCTCTTCTGAATCTGGTCCTCGGTCATTTCGGGCTCCTTGGCCGCGTCGTTTTCCATCTCGGGCTCTCCGGCGGCCGGCGCGATCGTGATGTCGATCGCCTCTGGGTCGACCGCCAGACCGTTCTCGTCCACGATCATGAAGCGATCGAGGATGAGTTTCTTCTGCGCGATCACGCCGGCCTCGCCCTTGAGGGCGGCAGCCTTCGTGAGATGCTCGCGCAGCTCGCTGGTGTTCATGGTCTTCATTTCGGGCTCCGTTTCGTTCTATGGTCTGCCGTGAGGCGCGCTTTCAGGCGTTCCGTAGGCGCGCCGCGGACTCACGACCAAAGCCGTCCACGCGCTCGAGCGATCTCGCGCGCGATGATGGCGTCTGCGTCAATCGGCTTGGCGGCCGCGGCGGATGAGTCCGCGCGCTTGACCGCGATCGGAACGACGATCGACACGCGGCGCGGCGGCTCGATGCCGAAGAACCGCTTTGCCGCGACGGGGCTGACGATGCCCTTCTTTACCGCGGTGATGAGCGCTTCGGGATTCGCCTGCAGCGGCGCGAGGCTGATCTCGAGGAGCTTCCAACGGCTGTAGACCGTGTGGACCCCGTCGCCGTACTTCTTGCGGTCGACCTCGCTGGCGCGGCGCGTGCCGCCTGGCTCCGAGGTGTAGCCGACCGAAACGCCCTTGACGATGCCCTGCCCGACGAGCGCCGCGGCGACCTCTGGGAAGAACTCGCCTGAGTAGCCGTCAGGTCGCTTGGCGAAGATGAACTCGGCCACGATGTCCTTCTCTCGCCGCTTGATCGAGGTCGCGCGCCCGACCGGCTTCTCGTAGTCGTGGTTCCAGAAGAGGACAGGGTTTGTCTCGAACGTCGCGGAGTTCATGCCGCCAGGGATCAGCACCTCGCCGTCGCGGTCGATCGTCTCGGCCGTGATGATGGCGGTAAATCCCTTTGCCGTCGAGCTGATGTCCGCGGCGAGCGCCTTGGTCTTCGTGGTCATTCCGTTGGCTCCGTGTACGGACCCGTCATCTTCGCCGCGTCCGCTTCCATGTCCTTGATGATCTGCTCGTAGTCGTCTACGAGGACCGGCTGCATCGAGCAGCGGCAGTTCGGGTGCAGCGGCGGCCCGTCGACCGCCTCGTAGTCAAGCGCCAGCTCTCCGCCGTCCGCGCCCGTGAGCGTGTCGCCCTGCTTGTAGAACGGCTCGTTGATGCCGACCGACTCCTGGCTGAACTGCTCGGACGCGGCCTGGCAGAACTCGCAGGGGTCAGGCGCGAGGAGCCATTTCTTGCCCTCGACCAGACCCGTAGACTTCCACGCCTCGCTCTCGGCCTTGCGGGTCGCGCGCTGCGCCTCGGTGCGGGCAATGGTGATCGCCCTCGAGCGCGTCTGACGCGCCGCGTCGCCCTTCTCGCCCGCCCACTCCTGCACGCGCGTCGCGAGTTCTGGGATCGTCTCCCCACTCTGGATGCCGTCGCCCAGAATCTTGGAGACGCGGACGGATGTGTACTGGTTGACCGATCGCGCGCTATTGCGGGCAAGGCGCACCGATTCCGACTCGACGTACGCGTCGAGGTTCGCCGTCTGTGGCGTGAAGTCGGGAACAGCCGTCGCCAGGTTCTTGATCGTGTCCGTGCCAAGCGAGATGCCCGTCTTGAGGCTCGACTGCAGGTAGGGCCGAAGGGCCGCGACCAGTTCGCGGTCCCATCGCGCGCTCTTCAGCAGCGACTCGACCTTCAGCGTCAGTTCGGCGCTAGGCGCGGTCGACGCGTTGAGTTCCTTGAGGACCGCCGAAATCTGGCGCTGCAGGACGCGGTCGACTGCGTTGCCGATGGCGCGCTCGTCTTCCGTGATCTCCTCGAACTCGTCGCCGGCATCGGGCTTCTTCGCGCGCGCCTTCGTGTGGATCTCGGGCAGCTGCTCGCCGTCCATAGACCAGAGCGCCTTCTGAGAGATGGACGCGCCAGACTCGCAGCCGCATCCGCAGCCCGACTTCACGCCGCGCGCGCGATCGAACTCCTCGACCTTGCGGCGAGCCCATGCCCAGCCTTCGTCGCCGCCCCAGCCGTACCAGGCTTGCCAGCCCTTGCCCTGCTCGTCCCATGTCTCGCCCTGCTTGTCGACTTCGTGCCGCTCAAAGTACGCGGCCATGCGACGGATCGTCTCCTCCGACAGATTCGCACGGTTCGCCAGGTCGCGCGCGCGCGCGATGCCGACTTCGGTCATGCCGCGCTGGCTCTCTGGCTTCTCGCTGCGGACCTCGAGCGCGCGCTGCGCGTTGCGAGCGACCGCCTCGGGTGGCTTCGTGTCGATGTCGGACACGGCCTTCGATCCCCCATCGCACATGGAAATCGCAATGGCGATCGCCTGGTCGCGCGGGTATCCCTCGTCGAGAAGCTTCGGAATCTTCTCGGAGACGCAGTCGGCGGGGCTCGCCTTCTCTTCGATCGCGCCGAGCGTGTGCATCGCATTTTGCAACGACTTCACGCCGACATCCGCGACGGGCTCGTCCACGGGTGTCGTGGCCTCTCCGCCACCGTCCGGCCCGGCGGGGCCGGCGGGCGCGGACGGCGGCTCAGGGGAGAAGGACGGGACAGCCGGCGGCGGCGGGACGGGACCGCCGAGCGGCTGGTTGTTGAAGAGCAGGGTATCCGCGTTCGGGTCATCGCTTGTGGCGAGCCCTTGCAGCTCGCGCGCCTCGTTGACGGTCATCATGCCAGCGGAGACGGCGGCGCGGACGCGCTCAAACTCAAAGCGTTCATCCTCGAGAACGGGATTGTCGTACGCCAGGAACGCGTCGTCCTCGATGCCGAAGAGCGGCAGGAGCGACTGATTCAGCGTCTCCTCGTCCATCCGCAGGAGCGGCAGGATCGTATTCGACCGCCACGACGCAAAGCCGACCTGCGCCGACGCGAGGTTCGGGTCGTTGGCCTTGAGCATCGAGACAGGCACGCCGAATACCGCGGCGATCTCCTCGATAATCTCCGTCCGGCCTGCCAGGTCTTTCGGCGGGAAGCCCATCGGCTTCAGATCGACATCGGACGACATCGTGAGGAAGCGACCCGTGCGCTTCTTGCCTCGCAGCTTCTCGTCAATCTGGACCTCCAGCCGCTCGATCTCGTTCGGATCGGCAACGCCCTTGAACGTGAGCAGGTAGTCGGGCCGCGCCTTGTTGGAGAAAAACGAAAGGTCCATCTCATGGACCGCCTCGTTCTGCATCGCCGCGCCCCATGCGGCCTCAGCCTTGCCGAGCCCGTAGTACAGGTCGCCAGGGTTCGGCCGCCTGAAGTGAATCACTTCGTCGGCAGGGAAGAAGCGCCGCTGGTCGCGGGTCGCGCCATAGAGATAGCCGTCGACGAACTCGACCTTTCCCGGCACGATCTCGACCCATTGCGAAGGCATGATCCACAGCGACGACGGGCGACCGAGCTGGCGGTCGATGACGGGATGAATGTACGCGTTTCCCGTGAGCTCCGTATACAGGATGCGGAGGATGGTCGCGTCGAAGCCGTTCTGGTACTGATTGAACTTGCTCAGTACCTCAAGCACGGGGTGCATCTCGGTGACGACCTCGTAGTCGTCGCCGTACTCCGCGGCCTTGGTCATCACGGTGCGCGACGGCTGCGCAGAAAGGTCGCCGGCCAGATACGCCTTCGCCCTCATGCCAGGCGCGCGCGTGCGCCAAAGGCTCTTGCGACCGCTCTTCCTGACGTAGAGGCGGATCGGCTGCGATGCGACCGCGACCGCGTTGAGGTTCGCGGCTGCGTAGATCCATGATCGGTATGACGCGACGGCGGCGTGGTAGCTGAACGGCTGGCGCTTGCCTTCGTCGCCGCTCAGAATCTGCATCGAGGTCTGCAGGAACTTGTCCTCGTTGAACGCGCGCTTGATTCGGTCGAGTAGTCGTCTCATATGACCTTCACGATGAGGGGCCGCCGCTGCCGTCGAGCATGGAGCGCGAGGGCAAGCGCGCACACTCCGTCGTCGTGGCCGACCGTTGCCTCGTATTGCACCGCGCCCCGTGGTGAGTATCGGAAGCCAAAGGCCTCCAGTTCAGCGCGGAGCCAGCCTTCGGGAAATCGAACCTCAGCCGTCTGGATGGCGATCTGCAGGCCTTCCATGAGCTGCTGTTTGGTCGCGCTCGAGAACTTGAAGCCCTCCGCGCGGCGGCAGACCTTTCGTAGATCCTCGACGATGGGATCGCCAACGCCTGTAGAGTCAATTTGCGCCGGCAACTGCCCGAGCATCCGCGCCAGCTTCTCGCGCGTGACGGTCCAAGGCGCTTGCCATCGCTCGAGCCTGCAGACGCGCCCCGCGCCGTCAAGCGCCACGGCGACGGTGTAGTCGCTGGACTTCGCAAGGTCCACGCCCCAGACCTCAGGAGCGTCCGACGACATCGGCGCGACGCATTGCGCGATGGCCGACAGTCCGAACGGGTTCCCGCCGTCTTCCGCGGGTATGCCTTCGTACTCCTGCGCGAAGACCTGCGCCGGCAGCATCCGCCGCGCGGCTTCGATCTCCGCTGGGTCGAGGTGCGGGTTCGCAGCCGATCCGATGCGGAACGCGCGGAACTCTCCCGACGCGTCCGACTCTGCCTGCGAGAAGAGCCGATGGAAATCGCCGCTGCCCTTCGGCGTGCCGAGGAACAGCGCGCGGCCCTTGCGGTCGGTCAAGGTCGCGCGGATCGACTGCTGCCAGCAGTCGAGGAGATGCGCGACCATTCCCGCCTCGTCGATGACGACCAGGTCATAGTCGCGCGATCGGCCCGCGTCGACATCCTCGAGCGTCCAGAAGTCGACCACGCCGCGCGTACGCAGCTCCATCCGATGCTCGACGCGGTCGTGCCTGGAGATGATCGGCCCTAGCGCGCGCTCGAACTCGCGGACGGGTTCCGCAAGGTACTTGTAGGACGGGGCAAACCATCCGACCTTCCTGCCGTGGATCGCGTCATAGGTGGAGATCACGCGGCCGAACGTGGTCTTTCCCCAGCGCCGGCCGATCTCGAGAACCGAGAAGCGCGCGAGCTTCCCGTATACCTCGCGCTGCGACTCATGCAGCACGCTCTCGATGGCGGGAAGCCTGATCCTCACGCATTGGTTCCGCTCTTGGCAATGGGCTCGATGACAACCGTTTCCTCGCGGATGTCCTGCTCGATGCGCTCGCGCTGGCCGAGCAGCTGCTTTCCGAGCCAGATCAGCATGGCGACATTGCCTTCCTTCGCCTTCTCATACTGCCAGCGGCGGATGGACGCGCGAATCTTGTGGCCGCCGATCGTGAGCGCGGCGCGAGTGTCCGCGCGCGCGCGTAGGGTGCGCGAGGTGCAGCCGACGACGGCGGCGATCTCATCCTGTGTCAGACCCATCGAGGCGAGCGCCTCGACTTGCCGAAGGTCGACAGGCTTGACGGTTCCCTTCGGTCTAGCCACGGGTGGCCTTCTTTCCCGTCAGAGTCTCCCATCGCTTCACGATGACATCGCAGTAGGCGGGGCTGATCTCCATCCCGTAGCACTTGCGGCCGAGTTGCTCGGCGGCAATGAGCGTCGTGCCGGAGCCGCAGAACGGTTCATATAAGATTTCACCTTGCCTGCTGCTATTTTGGATCAGCTTGCAAATCAACTCCACTGGCTTCATTGTCGGATGCAACTTGCTGGATGAAGGACGCGCAAACTCCAAGATGCTCGTTTGAAACTCGCCGTAGAACTTATGTCCGCCCTTCTTCCACGCGTACATGATCGGCTCATGCTTGTATGCGTAGTCGGTTCTGCCGAGTACATGATTGTTTTTGAGCCAGATCAGCTCATGTCGCGGCTCGATGCCCGCGCCTTGCATCATCATCATCATCATCATCATCATCTGATCGCCGCCCTGCGGCATAAAGCAGTACACGCAGGATCCTGCGTCCATCGACGCGCCCATGTGCGTGAAAGCATCTTTCCAAAGTTTCTGCGCATCTGCTGTATCTAGATGATCGTTTTCGATTGGTGTCTGAACGCTGTTCCCTTTATCGAACGCGTTTAGAAACGCGTTCTTGGCTGCGTACGAGACTCCGTACGGTGGATCGGTAACAACTAACTTGCAGAGTTCATTCTGCATCAGCATCGCTACATCAGTCGCCTTCGTCGAGTCTCCGCAGAGGAGGCGATGTTCCCCGAGGAGCCAAAGGTCGCCAGGCTTCGTGATCGGATCGGCGGGCGGCTCGGGAACCTCGTCCTCCGTCACCTCGTCAGGCGCGAGCATCGCGTCGATGTCGGCATCGTCAAAGCCCGTCGCCTTCGCTAGCTCCTCGTCCTCGATCTGGAGCGCGGCAAGAGTCTGCGCCAGCGCGTCGTCGTCCCACTCGGCAAGCTCCGCGGTACGGTTGTCAGCGATCGCGTAGGCGGTCGCCTCCGCGCCCTTGAGCGCAGTTCGGACGATCGTCACCTCTGGCCAGCCAAGCGCCTTCGCAGCCATAAGCGTGCCGTTGCCAGCGCGGACGATGCCGTCCGCGTCGACCACGATCGGCTTCTGCTGGCCGAAGCGCGATAGGCTCGCCTTGATCGCGTCAAGGTTCTTCTCGCCGTGCCTGCGGACGTTCGCGGGATCGAACTGCACGGAGCCGATGGGTACGCGTTCCGTCTTCATGCGTTGACTCCAAGCACGGCGCGAGCCTTCTCGACGAGCCCGCTTTCCCTATGGACCCACCAGTCCTCGATATGCGCCTGGACGATCTCGTCTTCGGTCTGCATATTCACCACGATGTCGGCCACGCGGACGTAGCCGCTCCATTCCATGAAACTACGCATCATGTCGCGGCGCAGGATGCCGCGTTCTCCGTCGCGGTACGCGTCATGCTCGACGCAGGCGATGCGGAAGCGGATGCGGTCAAGCGGCATCCGAAGCAACACGCGCGCCGTCAGGTCTGGCGGCTCGAGGTCCAGCGACAGGAAGTCGACCCATCGGAACTCGTCGGACGCGAGCCGCAGCCATTGCGCCTCGTAGTCGATGTCCGTCGCGTCGGCGCGGTAGATGTTGTCCTTGGCGCGCTGCTCGCGCAGCTGCCTGTCGTACTCGATGTCCGACAGCAGGCCGCGCCAGCCGAAGCCGCGCTCGAGTACCACGGTGTTGCTGATCCGCTCGGGATGCCCTGCGCCGATGTCGAAGAACGTCCCGCCGGTCTTGCGGTCGAGCGTCTCCCACACGAAGCGGTCCTGTCCCAGCTGGGATTTCCATCGCGGGTCGGTTGTCATCGCGTTCTCCTAGCCGCCGAGGATCTCGTCGCGGCGCGCGGATGTTAGCAGTCCAACGGAGACGAGGTACGCCATGCCGGCGACCGTCATCGGGTCGTCGCTGACGACCTCCTGCGCGGCCTGCGCGAGCTGCTGGAAGTCAGCCACGTTCGGATCGGTGATCGCAGCCGCGCGGAACGCGGCGCGCTCCTCTGCGGTGAATCGTAGGAGGAACTGGTATGCGGTCCACGACTGCGGCGGCCTGTACGGCGTGCCGCT